ATTTGCTTTTAGCTTTAATTGAGCATAAGCAAGAACTACTTTTTTTTCATCTTGCTTTAGCTTCTTTATTGCATTTGGCATTTTTACCTCTTTGTTAAGTTATACAAACTTATGTTTGCCCCCTCTTCTTATATCTTATCTAATCCCATTACAAGAACTAATTTAACTTTTTTTTATCTTTTTTATTAATGATATTAATAAAGGTATTAACATTTGGCTCAACCTCAAGTTGTATCGCACTCTCCAGATTTTTCACCAGCCGTGTGATGTGGTTAGTAAATTCATCTTGCGCTTGTTGTCCTGCTTTACGAGACGAGCCGACAATGTCGGCTCGTTTAATATCTTTCGGCATTACCAACTGCACCAATATTCAACGACCTTGTTCTCGTTGATCGCTTGTTGACAAAACTTTAAGAACTTTAAATCCTGCTCTTTGTAGTCCTTAACACTTTCCTCTTGAAATTGTTGACCCCAGAAAAAACCATCTTCTGCGTGATAGTCAGAAAAGCCCTTTTCAATCTGTTCGGCTAATTCGTCAACGACCTCTTTAGTCATGTAGCATGGTGCTTCTTGATCTCCATTAAAACCAAGATGTGCCAAATGTCCTTCAACTTTTACTGAAGGATTTTGGTCAGTCCATTTCTTTGCCATGAACTCTTGAAGTCTTGCGTGTTTTCGCCAAACGAAGACCCCTGCATTTTCAGAATAGTCATCGTCATTGAAATATTTATCCCAATCAACTTTCTGACCTCTTAAATGTGCGTGTTGATCTAATCCCATAATTTTCTCCTTTGTTAAATGGTTAGCGATATCTTATCATATCCCATGACCTATGCAACAACTATCTTTTAGAATCATTCTAAACTAGGGAACTATCAAGTAGAGTTCTGTGCGCTGGGGGGCTCAGTCAGTTTCCACCAGGCAGGTGATCCGATGCCAAGCTTAAACGAGACGCAGCTGCAGGTCACGCCAGTCCTCCGACGAGAGCTATGATAAGGATCGCTGTGCCAGCAAGAACGGGACCAGGCCACAGCAGCAGCAAACATAAATATGTTATAACGAAGCCCACTTAGTCTTCCTCCACGACAGACTCTGACCAGCTGTTACCATTCGCAATGCACGCTGCATCCGGGCCTCCAGTAAGAGCGTATACTTTACCAGCCAGTGGTTTGTCTGCTTTAACGGCATCTCCATCTTCCTTCGGTTCTTCTGTATCGAGATCGATTACTTCGTAATCGATCAGATGTTCATACTCTTTCGGGATGGTAACTTCTTGTACCACGCCACCTTCTACCTGAATTTTAATTGTTTTCATCATCGGCCTCCGTGATGCTGTAGTATGGACCACCATACATTTGTTCTTTAATCCACTTATCGACGACCTGTTCGGCTTCGTGCTCATCCGGTGCCTCGATCCCTTTTTCAAATTTCTTTTCAATATGTTCGCCTTCCTCACGAGGTGAGTCCATATCAACGTTTACTATATACTTCGGCATTGTTTCTCCTTTGTTAGTTATCCATACGTGCCCCGCTCCCGCCAACACAGCCTGAAATGGGCCTTACGTGTTCCGTGCCAAGGCACACCATGGTTAAGGATAACATAAGACCTAATGGGATAAAGTCAAGAACTATTTTCAGGAAAATTTTCCAGCACAGCAGGAGCTCCAGTTGTGATCCTGAGCTGACGCTGCAGGATGCCACTGATCTTTCTCAAACGAGGCGAGACCTTCGCCTTTCAAACGAGAACGAGCTTCAGGAGCTGCCAGTGCCATGCCGTTACCAGCCCCCCGTCAACTAACTAAGAGGTAAAAAAAACGAGGGGCAGGAAACGACACGAGCTTCAGGACGAAGGTTACAGCCAGTCACCAGCTGCAGGATGGGCCCAGTGCTGTCCGTTGAACGAGAACGACGAGCTTCGGCCAACGAGAACGAGACGAGGATCACGCTGCATCCTCCCGGAGAAGGTTCACCAGCTGCCTCTGGACCGTGGGCCATTTGAAGGGTAACGAGAACGAGGCACGAGGTTCCAGTGAACGAGGATCAGTGAACACGGACACCGGCTTGTAGAGTTTAAGAGACCTCTTCGAGAGGGTCTCTTTCAAGATAAAAATATTACCACCTGCCTTGATATATTTATTAATCCAAACAACTTGCCATTTATTTAGCTTAGGAAAACTGAGTTGATCTGATTTTAATTCTATCCAAAATACTCCAGACTTATGTACACCATGCACGTCAGGTACACCATTCAAAGTGCTAGTTTCTATGCGGGTTAGAAAGCATTCGGTCAGGCCTTTTTTAGTGCGCTGCCATAGTAATTTTTCTTGATTTATATTACGTACCATTAAGTCAGTTTTTTAATATCTATGATGACTGAATTGGGTATGATTGTAGTATTACCTATTGTCTCAATACTCTTACCATCATCTCCAAATGAGTAATCACCAAACACTCTAGTAACACCTTTTGTTTGGCTTATCAAATGTCCTTTTGTTATACAGGTAGCAAGTTTTGCTTTTTTTATATGTTCAAATGTACTCCAACTCGAATCACTTACAATATCGTACCATTCAATAGATACCATAGGATACTTCTCAATCTCTGTTTTTGTTTTTCTTGGTATACTAATCTTTTTCTTCGTCATCAATTTTAACCTCTATTATTCCAACAGAAGTGAACATAGGATTATGCACTCTGTTAAACTCGTTAATCCACTCAGACCAACTAAGACTTTTCAATTTGTTCAACGTGCTCTGGTTCAGCTTCGATCGTTTTGGCGTTGTAGCCATCGATTTTTTTACTGAGTTCTTTGAGCTTATTCTCAAGTTCTTCACGTGACATTCCCTCCAGACCTGTAACTCTTACTTCTCTACGATCTACAAAAGCTCCTGCCAATTGTCCTGATCTATACTCTGCATTTATTGCAGCAGCGTATTGATCTTTCTTCTCAGCTTTATCTGCTAGTCGATCAAATCTTTTGAAACGTCTAAGGTTATCACCCTGATACATTTTTAATTCTTTTTGAAATCTTTTATCAAAATAGTTAGCTACATGTGGATTGTGTTTTCTAGATAATAATCTTGATGCAATCACACCATAATCATTCTCATTCTTACAAACATATCCAGCACGCTTAAGAGCTTCTGCTTGAGTTATAGATCCCCAGTCTTTGACATAGACCTCAACAAACATTTTTTGTTTTGGTGTTAAGTCGTCTTCAGTTCTAAGTTCTTTTTTCTTTAGTGCCATTGTATTTCTCTTTCCAGTATTTTGCTCTTTCTAATCTTCTAACTCTATAATCTAGATTAATAAGATTTTTTATAAGTTTAATCAACTTAAACATATTTTGAAATTACCTTCTTGAGTGCTTTGGCTTGACCTGCATGAGCTGCAGATGCTTTGGTTAACTTTTTGGCTACTTTGGATATTATACCTACATCACCACCTTTTGCTTTTTTCTTTACCTTGCCTCTTGGTTTGAATAAAGATCTACTTACTTCTTGAAATGAAGGTAAGTTAAATGTTCTCTCCATATCATTTCTCCAGGATTCCATATTACCTGGAGATCCAAGTCTTTTACCTTGATATGGTGTTTGGCCTTTTGGGCCTAAAATTCTTGTTCTAAATGAACTACCTCTACCTGTCTGTCTACCTACAGGTACTATTGCAGAGGTATCTGTACTTCCAGAACCACCTCCTTTAATGTTATATTTTTTAACACTTGCAGTCTGTTTGTAGCCATAAGTCTTTTCAAATTTAGCTTTTGATTTTTTTGTACTTTTAGCTTTTTTAATATTCTTCAACAGGTTAACAATAGCTATTCCTTTTTTCATCATAATATTTCTACTATATAGATTATTTCATCAAAAAGTAAGTATAGCTAAAACTTCTGGTTGCGTTCCCGCAAGAGGTGTCCCTCAGGGACACCATAGGGACACCACAGGGACACCACTAAATCGTGCTTAAATCATTGATATTACTTACTAATATTCATTCAGGGACAGCAGGGACACCTGTTTTACCCCCTGGGGTACTTTTTATTGTTCAGGGGTCTAGATAATCTATATAGTAGAATTTACCATTGTCCGGTAGCCGGTGTTCGTGTATACTTATCAATAGCATGTTTCGTATAATAAATGCTAATTTCAAGCCCTCAGGGTTATTAGGCTATTTTAGCTCTTCATATTTATTAGCTTCCCTGGGGGTAAAATTTTTCAGACCACCATGACTACAGCTTCTTGGTCAATTTAACTTTTACAATTTTAGACATAATATTTTTTCTATCCTCACTATTACCAGCAGCTCTATAATCTCTATATAAACCTCGATACCGAACCCACTCCTTCTGCAGCTCTGTAAATACTACCCTGCCCTCAAAAACTAATCTTTTATACTTCTCATGTATTATCTCAGGATCGAAACCGGCAAACCAACAAACTTCCTCAAAAGATTTATTCTTATCAATAAACCAATCATGAGCATCCTTTTTAAGATATGACTCTTGTTTACTTCCCTGTGTAGTCATTGCGTCTTCAAACGCCTGTAGGACTATGGCCTGGAACAACCTTTGTTCCGATGGTTTCTTAGTGTCTACGACTTCTGCAGCCATATCAATGCCCAAAATTTTTAACAAGTTTGGTGAATACATTCCTTAAATGCCTCTGTACCTCTCTAGGAGTTTCTATGTGGGCACACCATTTATAGTCAATGTAAGCGTCTTCAATAAACTCAGTGCGATCTGCACCATCAAGTTTTTTACATAATAATACTGAAGCTTGAATTAAATCATTATCTATATTTGCCATTACCATAACCACGTTGCGGGAAAAGATATGGATGTGGAAAAGCAACGTGGCTAGGCATTCTTGACGACCAGTTTTAAACCTTTAGCTTGTGCAGCTTTTTTTCTACCGGTACGCCAACACTCCTCAATCTTATCAAGGAATGAAAGACTAAAATTTCCTAAACCAAAATCATTT